CAATAAAGAACCTATACAAGGTGGTAAGATTCAGGTTGGGTCTAATATTTTAGTGGAAATGCCTAAAGAAGTTGCTAGACAATATCCATATAAGTTTATCCCTCCAGGGACTAGATTTATAATCGGTTTTCCTAGTGGTGATATCACCAAACCAATTGTTATAGGGAGGGATTACGATGCTTACAGAGATAAGTAGTATTCAAGAATTTATTACCATGAAGCCTGTAAATAACTCAGACTTTCATGCCTACTCATACTATATGAAGTCATCTACATTGGGATCATTAGAAATCCCATTCAGAAACTTGATTACTACAGATTATCTTGATGATTTCAAGAAAGAAGCATACAAGATTAACTTAACTGCAGAAGAGTTTCGTAAATACAAGTATAAACCAAAGCTCTTAGCTAATGATGTATATGGTAATGGTGAATTCCATTACATTATCTTAGCTATCAATGGTCTATATAGTATCAAAGACTTTAATAGACAATCTATATACCTAATACCAAAGAAAGAACTACTCAAGTTACTTGAGTATGTGTATTCTTCTAATAAGCAGTATATAGATTCTTATAACTATTCACATGGAATCAAATAATATCAACCACGGAAGAGTACACTGTACTCTTCTGTGTTTTATTCTGCCACATAAACAGGTTCTTCTATAAACATAGGGATCGGTTCTGCACTTCTAAACATCGGTTTGATTTTATCTTTCATACCGTGTTGCTCAGCAAAGTACCCTACAGATAATAGACTTTGATTTGGTAACGCCACAAATATGGATGGAGCTTTAAACTCACCTTGACGTGGTGCCCATTTCTTAATAAGATTCAAATATTCTTTAGCTTGAGCCTTATCTAAAGCCTCATTAGCTCTACCCTTACGTACATATACCATCTCATCAAATTCTTCTGGTGGAATATATGGACAAAGCATAGTCTCTACAGCATTTATAGGAATCTCTAAGTTATACTTAATCATATCTAATGAACGATCAGTATACTCAGACTTCTTGAATCCATTAATCTTATCTTGATTGAACTTGTCAACTGTCATTTCTAGCTTAGCTATAGCAAATGGATTAACTCCTCGAGCAATAGCTTTAGTTCCACTAGGCAATGTACCAGAATACTCTGGTGTCATCTTTTTCTTTTGACGTTCTAATCTAGCTTGTTCTTTATCTAACTCTTTAGGTTCCTCTTTTGGTTCTTCTTTAACAGGAATCTTAGGGTCAGTAGAACGTAATTCACTTTCAGCACTCTTAACTTCTTCTGGTTTAGTAGTTCTTACAGAATCAGCATTTTGTGCTGCTAATGATAAATCAGTCATAGTTAATCTATGTACTGGATTTGTACATCCCTCATCACAGATTAACTCTACTGGTTTCTCTGGATTGAATGGATGATAGAATCTCTTAGGTGCATTAGTACCATAACGACTCTTAATAAGAGAGAAGCCCATATAAGGATTATCAGCAGCATCTCTCTCGGGAATAATGATAATACCACTATCGATATTTTCTAGAATCTTGATAGACTCACCGATATTATTACGACCAACACATTCTACCAAGTTATTACGACTAATCTTACGTCCCTCATCGATAGCTTTAGCTGCTTCACGGTTTAACTGTGATGCAGTTATCACTGGGATATCTTTGTCTATAGCGAATTGTTTAAACTCATCGACTACAGAACCTAATGCCATGTATGGGTCTTTACCCAATACTTCGAAGTCTCTACATTTAATACGTTTGATATAGTCTTGTACCATACAGATGACTTCTTTATTACTATCCGCTAGTTCATCATACAATGCATATACATAATCTGTATCTACAGTATTAGCTGGGATATACTTAATAACGATATCGATAGGGTCATCATCAGTTACAGCAAAACCATTATTCTTGAATTGTGCTGTCAATTCCTCTAATGATAGTTTTCTATCGAAGTCTTTAGCTACTAAGATACCATGTGCACGTTCAATAGTCTCTTCAAGAGAGTTTTCCATTGTAAGATATACGATACATGGTCTTTTGGCTGGGTCTTTAGGTTTATAATCCCTATTGAACTTCTTCAATTGCAATGCTAAGTTAAGCATTGTCATTGATTTACCCTCACCTGGTAGACCGAATAATAGATAGATACGTCCATTCTCGAAACCACCAGAGATGATATTATTAAATGCTTGCATACCAGTCTTAAGCTTAGTAGATGGGTTATGTAAGCGGTCATATACATTACTCATAGTTCTAATGAATACATCAGAATCTGTCAATGAGAATGTCTCTGAACCAGTTGCTGTATTAGCAGTTTGACGTAAAGTCGTACCGATATCACGTAATCTAAAACGCATATCTTTTAATACTGCTTCACGTTCTAGTTGGCTACCAGCTGTAGTCAACTCAATGAATTTGTCATGGGCTTGTGCCATGTATGTGATAACTGAATAGTTTTCATAGTCAGAATAGATACGTTGCTCTATAACTGCAAAGTCACTACTATTCAATGGGTTATCTATTTGATTCAATGGTAAGTGCTTCTTGATTAGACCCTCGGAACATACTTCAATGAGGAGATCTTTATCCTTATTACCATTAATTCTTCTTTCTAATAATGCCTTGAGAAACTTAAATACGTGAATATGCTTTTCTTGAGTCTTGATATCATAAACCTTTTCAGGTTCCATCTTATTCATAAGCTTTAACAACGTAGCTAAGATTTCTCGATTGTCTTGTCTGTATAGCGTTTGGAATACATACCTAACGTATATAACCAGATTAGGCCATTCAATCATGAATTTATTATTCAATTCATTACCTCTAGCCATTAATCCTACCTCACTTTACTCTTTTAACAAATCGATCAATTGGTCTGTAGTTATAAAAGTATAACCTTTATTATTATTGATGTATCTAGTGAGTATCTCATACTCTGATAGATTCTTATCAGTAATATAGTCATACTCTTTAAATTTTTCTGAGACTTCGTTGGCTTGTTGTCTTATGATATCATTCTTGAAATCACATTTGAATTTAATCGAGCCGTCGTTTCTAAACTTGTCTCTAAGTATATTAATATTTGGATGGTCTGCTGTAAGCTCAATACGGATATTATCAATACCCTGAGCTTTAAGATCCATCAAATAGTTGTAAATGGTTACTGGGTCACTAGCTATCATATCATCTATATTGATGGTATCATATCTAAATGACTTAATGTGCATATATTTCACATAATACTGTCTTGTGTAAGTATTATGGACTAAAATTATAAAGCCCTTAGGCTGTTCCTCACCAAAATTCCATCGAATTGGTGAACCACAATAGTACCAGTCTCTTTCATAGCAACCTGGCACATGAACATGACCAGCAATTACTGGTCCATTAGATAAAATAAAGTTATTCATACTAAATACTGGGGATGGTGCATCTAAATCTTCTGCATTTCTCCCATAAATAGCTCCACGGATAGTTCCGTGTGCACATACAGAATCGTATGTCTCAGTATATAATATATTCTCATAATATTCTTTACCTAGTCCAGGTATTTCAGGAATACAGAGAATCTTCTTACCATTTACATATTCAAACCGTATAGTCTCTATGACTCTAACGTCTACAGTTTCGTCGTTCATATATTGATAAAATAGCTTAGTTTGATTGGCATCATGAGATAGTGTACCATGTAAGATGAACAGAGTACATCCTTTATTACGACATACTGCTACTAGTTCATCTACAAATTTCAATGCATAGAAGATAGCATCAGAATTGCCCATAAACTTATGATGGAATAAGTCTCCGTTTATGGATACCAAATCTAAATCGTCTATATTTGCTATTACATTAGTGAATTGCTCACTAAGAATCTTATAAGTTATCTCAGGATTTATTACACCGAAATGTATATCGGATATATGCGCTTCTATAAATAAATTACTGTCTTTCATTGGTTCTCACCACCTCGTACTAAGCTTAATTTTGTCTTGTACTAGTACGTTGTGTATGTAATATTTTTCTACGTGAAAGACTCTTCATAAATGCCTATTTAGACAAAAAATAATCGGAATAGAGCCACTGGCCCTATTCCGTTTTTGTGTTGTAATAGTACTCTAAGATAGTACAGAAACCATCCATTAACGGACGAATGATATTGATAAACATTTGCTCATCTTCCAAGCACTCTATACTAGCATTACCATCAGAGAATGATACATTGGTCTGCTCTTTCTCTTCATCATAGTTGTAGATTCTGATATTGATATCCTCAAGATATGATAAAGTGATAGTAATCTTAATATGAGGTTTAGGGAAGTAAGAAATGATTACATCATCATCTTTGAACTGTGCGTCTAATCTATACTCAGATAAACCCATATCAGAACGATCAAGTTTATCACCTGGTGTATAGAAGAAGATTAACTTGGCTACTCTAATGAATGTAGCCATGTCTTTAAGTTCTTTATAAGATGGTGAATGTTTTCTTAGCTTACTTAAGTATCTTGTAAACTTAATATATGGGATAATCCCATACTTCTTATGAAGTATGAGATTTCCATATTCATTATCGCCAGAGATAGCTTTTAAGTTATCTGATACTTTTACATTAGAATATCTTTTCTTTGCCATATAGATATCCTTTCTTTAAAAGCATACTACAGTTCTACATTGTGGTATTTCATGATATCTAAAAGATGAGCATTGTTTCCATTCTCATCTTTCTCATCCATACCTGGAACCTTATGTGTATAGTCGGAGACATAGTCAAACATGATCTCCAATACTTTGATACAAAGATCTTTATTATCGTTGGTCATATTTGTTCATCTCCTTGATTACAGTATCTACAATATACTGACCAGCTATACCTAATTCAATAACCTCATCGAAAGCTTGTTTCATTTCCATTGGATTATTGAATAAGAATTTTTCATGTAATGCTGAATCAGATACTAAGATACCTAATGCCGTATATAATGGTAATTGATCCATATCAGTAGCTGGTTCAATACCCATTACATCTAGTTTAACTCTAAAGAATCCTTTGGCTATAATTAGG